TCGGTGAACGTCGTAGCGACAGGTGAAATCAGCGTTCTCCTCTACGGCTACTTTGCGACAAAGACCCTCGTCGCCGGTGGTCTGCAACGCTTTAACCTCACATAATCGACCGCTGTCCCCGCAGATCCGTCCCAACTGCGGGGGCAGCCTCTACGGGACACTTGGAAGGAGGTAGCGATGGCGGCAACATACGTCACGATGGCAGAGCTTAGAAGCGCTCTAGGAATCGGCTCGTTGTACTTAGACGCGACGATTGAAGAAGTAGCGCAAGCGGCTCAGGATCTTGTGGACGTTATGCTGTGGCATAACACGGCACCCGTCATCGCTACCTCACTCACCAACAACGTCGCCACCATTGCAATCGCCTCCACACCCGTTTTCAACGTTGGGCAAACCGTAACCATCAGTAGTTGCGGGGCAACATATAACGGGGCTTACACAATCACCGGACTGACATCTGGCGAATTCTGGAACACCTCGATTTATCAGACGGGCGCATTTGCGTGGGGTAACTACTCCGGACTTACCCAATCAGGGATCTCTTACATTCAATACGCAAAAACCGCCAGCAACGATCTGACTCATCTTGTGCGCCCCTACGGTAAGGCATCAGCAGCGGAACATGGCACCGCCTACGCCAGCACCCCAGCAGTCAGAGAAGCAAGCCTCATGGTCGCCATCAACATCTGGCAATCCAGGCAAGCCCCCGGCAACGGTGCCTCATCCATCGACTTCGGTGTCCCACAACCCTTCAAAATGGGCTTCGCACTCATGGCAACCGTTCGCGGACTCCTTGCCCCATACCTTGCCCCTTCGGTGATGGTGGGCTGATGTCATTCGCCACCCTCCGCACAGCACTCGCCGCATCCATCGCCAACCCCAGCGTGTACTCAACTTACTCATTCCCGCCACCACAAGTCACCGCCAACAGCTGCTCCATCGTCCCCGATGACCCCTACGTTCAGCCAACTAACAATGGCAGCCTTTTATCTTTGACGGTGCGGTTCAAGATCGAAATGGCGATCCCACTCTTCGACAACCAAGGAAACCTGGCCGGAATTGAAACCATGCTCCAGGCACTTGTCCCGCTGATCCCCACGACGTACAACATCAGCAGCATTTCACAACCCCGCGTCATGGCTTTGCCGTCCGGTGATCTCCTCACTTGTGACGTATCCATCGAAACAATCACAAGTTGGAGTTGATATGAGCTACACGATTCTGGTCGCTAACCTAGATGGATTTAAGGAAGGCGACACCGCAACCGTCAAAGAATTGGAACCACACGGTATCGAGTGGCTCCTAAGCGTTGGTGCAATCCAATCAACAAACACCCCCAAAACAATCAAGAAAGATGAGGAATAATCATGGCTGTATATTTCAACCAAGGCGTGGTGTTCAAGATCGGAACTGCCACCCCATCCGTCACACTCTCGGATCACGTTTCCAGCGCCACACTCACTTGGAAGTATGATTCACTCGAAGTCACATCCATGGGCGACCTTGCTCACAAATACGTCCAGGGATTACAGTCCGGGCAACTTGATCTTGAAATCTTCAACGATCTTGCTGCAACCAACGTCACCGCCACACTCAACAGCGTTGTCGGGCAAACCGCATTCTGCTCACTCCAACAAACAACAGCAGCGACATCGGCAACAAATCCGCTCTACTCATTCACCGTATTTGTCGACCAAGTCACTCCCATTGTGGGAGCCGTCGGCGAAATGAGCACGCAGTCGTTGTCGTACCAGTTAAACTCAGTAGTCACAAAAACCGAAGTCTAAACCAAGTTGAAAGGGACACAACATGGCACAACTCAAGATCACAATGGCGGATGGGGAAGTTAAAACCTTTCCCATCACGCCCACGATCGAGGTGGCATTTGAGAAATATGCCAAGGGAGGATTCTCTAAGATTTTCCGGGAAAATGAACGGGCAACCGACATTTACTGGCTGGCTTGGAAAGTTCTGGAGCGTTCAGGTGCAGAAGTGCATCCGCCGGAATCGGAGAAATTCCTGGACACTCTCAAAAGCGTCGAGGTGATTGACGATGACCCAAATGGCTGACGCGGGACACGCTGACCTGGCAGTTGGCGTGGCTCGCACTCGAAACCCACATGTCACCCACCGCACTACTGGCTGAAGATCCGATCATGCTCCGCGCTTTGATCGCCGTCGTAAAGGAGAGGAGCAAACGTGGCTGAGTCCATTGACAAACGCTCCCTCGATCTTGTGCGCCAGTTCGCTCCCGATCTGAACAAAGCCATGAACAGGGACATTGACAAGCTACTGGGTGAAGTGGTCAATCGGGCTAGGGGATTCGTGCCAGCCAAGTCACCTATGTCTGGCTGGACTCCCGCCACTCAAGGGTCAGGCTTATGGGCTGCGAAAGTATTCGACCAAGCGACAATTCAGCGGGGCATCACAAAGACTCGCGCAGCTCGATCCAGATACATTCGAGGAACGTACGCCACGGGCTACGCCATCCAGGACGGCACCGCTGCCGGTGTCATCTACGAGTCAGCGGGAACCAAAACCCCCGGAGGCAAGTCACCCCAGGGCGCACAATTCATTCGCAACATTGCCGAACGCTCAGGTGTGCCTAGCAATAAACACCGGATGATTGTCGAAGCCGTCATCGAAATGCGCCCCGAGATTCGACGCAAGATCGACAACGTTATTGACGACTCCATCCGACAGTTTAATGCGAGGATGGCGTAATGGCACGCAAAGCCCAAATTACTATTTACACAGCCCTCAAAGATGCGGGCTTTAAGAAGGCTGAAAAGGGACTTAAAAATCTTAGGTTCCAAGCTAACGGGCTGAACAGTTCCCTTGCCAAGTTGGGCGTCGGTGTAGGTGTTGCTCAGTTTGCTAGGACATCTGTACGAGCTGCGGTGGAGATGGAGCAAGCCAACTCCAGGCTCGCTGTCTCGCTGAGCAATATCGGCAAGGGTTCCATGGTGGGTTCTGCATCCATTCGGACATCCGAAAAGGCGATGATGTCGCTAGGCTTCGAGGGGACTCAAACCGCCCTAGCCTTGTCCACTCTTGTCACCGCCACCGGATCACTAGAAAAGTCCCAAGGAATGCTCGCCGCATCAGCTGACCTTGCCAGGTTCAAAAACATTGACCTTGCTTCCGCATCAAAGATCCTGGCAAAAGCCTCCGGTGGTAACGCCAAAGCATTTAAGGAACTCGGCATCACGATGGACAAGTCGCTGCCACCAGCTGAGGCGTTAGAGAAGGCGATGGGAATGCTCAACGCCAAGATCGGTGGGCAAGCCGCTGCCTACGCCAAGACTTACTCCGGCAAGTTGGCAATCTTGGAAGCTAAGTTCCAAGACGTCCAAGAACAGGTCGGCTATAAGCTGCTGCCCGTTCTGGTCAAATTAGGCGATTTTCTCATCAACACGGGCATTCCGAAACTAGAACAATTTTTTACCATGATTGGCAACAACAAATCCACGGTGATGGGATTCGCCAGCGCGCTGACCGCCGTCGCTCTGGCATTCAAACTTATTGGCACTTACGCGACACTTGCCAAGGTTGCCGCGTTGCCGTTGCTAGTAGCAGCAGCGCCATTCCTGCTCGCCGGTGGCGCACTTATTGGAGCCATCGCTGCAACAGAATCGGCCAGCAAAGAATCCAAAGCCAGAACCACAGCAGCCAGAGGCTCAGGCTTGTCTAAGTTTGGTGTCGGTGCAAGGACTTATCTGGGCGAGCCTGGAGTGTATGGCGGGTTCAAGGGTTCACCTATCCCTGGAATGAATAAGGGCAAGCAAACCGCTGGTGTGGATCTGCAAGCCTTGGAAACTGCAAAGGGTCTTGCCGCTACACAGAAGCAGGCTCTGGCTCTTGCCAAGAAAGAAGCCGCAATCAAGGCAGCTGAAAAGCGCAAGGTCGACGCTGAGAAGAAGCTCTCAGCCCAGTTTGACTTAAATCAGATTGCCCTTGCCAATGCCCTCAAATTAAACTTGACAGAGAAGGAACGCGCTGCCGTTCTCGGGTTGCAAGCCTTGGAAGATGACGGGTACAAGACCGAAACCCAACGCATGCTCGCCCAAGAAGCGGCGCTTCGCAAACTTATTAGCCTCAAAGGTGACTACGCTTCAATGGCGTGGGATAAGACCGCAAGCCTGGGTGGTGGCGAGAAGCAAATCAGCACGCCGCTAGCGTCATCTTCTATTGCTGGCGCTATACAAAACATGGGAACCAATACCGTCGTCACAGGCATGGTCGGCTTGGCCGAAGCAGAAGCCGCAGCTGCGGGAATGGGTTACGTCCCAGCACGCGGCAGAGCAACACCAGCGCCACAAGTCACCATCAACGTAGCAGGCTCAATCCTTAAAGAACAAGAACTTATTGCCATGATTCAAAACGGCACGCAACTATCTTCACTCTCCGGGTCACCTTCCCAGATTGGCAGAATCTCTGGGATGTTCGGATGACCCTCCCCGCCCAGATAGCGGTCTCTTTTGACTACTCCAACGGGGCAACATTTGGATTCCAAGGCTTTGTTATTGGTGACGCCAAGTACGGCATTCTAGGCACCAATACTCTAGGCACATCTACCCTTACTGATCCCGTCATTGATCTGACGCCCAACGTCTATCATGTCAAAATCACACGGGGCAGGAACATCCAGCGTGACACCTACGAGGCCGGAACGGCTACCGTCAGGGTTCTAGACCCTCTCTCCTATTTCAACCCCCAGAACGTCACCTCGCCCTATTACGGGTACCTAGCACCTCTGCGCAAGATCAGAGTGTCAGCGACCACAGCCACCACCCAAAAGTATCTATTTTCGGGCTATATCACCGACTACAAATACACCTATCCAGTCAACCAAGAGACCGGCTATGTGGACATTGTCTGCTCAGATGCCTTTCGGCTATTCCAAATGGCAAACATCACCACCGTCACCGGAGGCACAGCGGGACAAACCACCTCAGCTCGCATCACCTCAATCTTGGATCAAGTGTCATTCCCGTCATCCCTACGAACAATCGCCACGGGATCAAACACTTGCATTGCCGACCCAGGCACATCTCGCACAAGCCTGGCAGCCCTCAAAAATGCAGAGTTCTCAGAGACTGGCGCGTTCTACATGGACGGCTCAGGGACAGCCGTATTCAAAAACCGCACCCAAGTCCTTGCCTCACTAGCCACCGCCCCCGTCGAATTCAACCAAAGCGCTGGCATCCCCTACGCAAACCTAGTCTTTGCCTTTGATGACAAGCTCATCATCAACCAAGCCGTCCTTGCCCGCACCGGCGGATCAACCCAAACGGTCATAAATCAAACCTCTATCGACAAATACTTTCCACACTCCATCAGTCAGACCGATCTTGTGGCCGAAACTGACACGATTGTAAACAACATTGCCCGGGAGTACGTCGCCACCCGCCAGGAGACTGTTATCCGAATTGATCAAATGAAGATCAACTTGCTGAACACAAGTGTCCCCATTGACACCATTCTGGGGTTGGACTATTTCAGCAACCTGCTCATTACCAACAATCAACCCGACGGCTCCACAATCGTCAAAAACCTGCAATATCAAGGCATCGAGTGGGACATTACTACCCAAACAATGTCTTGCACTATTACTACACTAGAACCCATTGCAGACGGCTTTGTTGTGGGATCATCATATTACGGCATACTCGGAACCAACACGCTCGCCTACTAGGAGAACATCATGGCATCAGGACTACCAGCAAGCACCGGCGACATA